TGGATAAGCAATTTTAATGATTGGATATCAGTGAATAAGAAACCTGAAAATCCAATGATGCGTATAAATGTTCCAACCACCAAGCACTGAGGAATTAAAATGGAAGAGCAGAAACTTACAGTTGAATTGACCATCTCTCAATGGAACACAGTTCTCGCGTCTTTAGGTGAGATCCCGCTGAAAAATGGCGTTGATACATTTAACGCTATCCGCGCTCAGGCTGACGCTCAGGTTGCGGCGCTTGTTGCGGCATCTTCAACGGAAACTGAAGCACAGCCATCGTAATGAAGATCTGCGTCTACGCGATCTCTAAAAATGAAGAGCAATTCGTTGAGCGGTGGGCAACCTCCGCTCACGATGCTGACCTGCTCCTTGTTGCCGACACTGGCAGCACGGATAACACAGTAGAAGAATGTAAGAAAAACGGGATAACCGTTCATGAGATCTGCATTACACCTTGGCGGTTCGATCATGCTCGTAATGCTTCTATCGCCCTTATACCTCGTGATATGGACGTCTGTGTGTCTCTTGATATGGACGAGGTTATGGAGCCCGGATGGCGAGAGGAGATAGAGCGCGTCTGGAAAGAAGACACAACCCGCCTTCGTTACATGTTTGACTGGGGCTGCGGCGTTAAATTTGGGTATGAAAAGATCCATCACCGCCACGGCTACTACTGGCACCACCCGTGCCACGAATACCCACGCTTTGATGCGCGTATCAACGAGATCTACGCCTACACCGATAAGCTGCTTGTCAGCCACCACCCGGACCCCACAAAGAGCCGCGGGCAGTATCTGGACCTGTTGGCGCTGTCGGTCAAAGAAGACCCTGTGTGCCCGCGCAATGCCTTTTACTATGCCCGTGAGTTATCTTTTTACGCAGAATGGGACAAATCAATAGAGGAGCTAAAGCGGTATTTAGCCCTCCCCGGCGCTACGTGGATCAATGAGCGGTCATACGCAATGCGCACACTGGCAAAATGCTATGAAGGAAAAGGCGATCCCGCCGAGGCGGAGGCTTGGTGGCTTCGGTCGGCAGCTGAGAGCCCGAATACCCGCGAACCTTGGTGCGGGCTGTCAAATCTCTACTATATGCAGGCAAGATGGCAGGAATGTTATGGCGCTGCAATGCGTGCGCTATCTATAAAAGATAGAGAATTTGTTTACACCGTTGATCCTGCTGTTTGGGGTGCCCATCCCCACGACCTTGCCGCTATTGCGGCGTGGAACTTGGGTATGAAGGAAATTGCAGCAGAACAAGGGTGCTTGGCGTTGGAATTAGCGCCTGAAGATGGTAGACTAAAAGAGAACCTGTCTTGGTATTTAGGCGAAAAAGGCTAATCAAATGGAACCCCAAACGATCATTAATCTTGTCGCGGGCTCAGTATTGATGGTTGTTGGCTGGTTAGCCAGAGAATTATGGGTGGCAGTTAAAGAATTAAGGGCCGACCTTCACCGCATAGAGATAGAAATGCCGACAAATTACATTAGGCGGGACGAGTTTTCTGAAGGCATGAAAGAGATAAAAGAGATGCTGCGGCAGATCTTTGATAAAATGGACGGAAAAGCAGACAAACCTTGGGGGGGCAAATGACTTGGCCATTACAATCACAGTGCGATAGTTACTACGGCAACCCTCGCGGGCGCAACGGCAATGCCTCTGCGCAATGGGAAAAGGCGAACCTAACGCGCATATCGCCGCCCTTTAAAATGTATTTTGCCGGCAAGCCTGTAACGTCAATTTCTATCAATAAAAAATGCGCCGACAGCCTGTCTCGCGTATTCGCGGCTATCTGGGAAGCAGCAGGAAAAGACCAAAAGACAATCGACAACTGGGGCGTTTCTGTCTTTTCTGGGTCATACAACTATCGTGTTATGCGTGGGGGCGCTGTTTTGAGTATGCACGCCTATGGCTGTGCAATTGATCTAGATGCTCCCAGAAACTTCTTTCACGACCAAGATCCCCACTTTGCCCACGTCCCACAAGTCGTAAAAGCCTTCAAGGATGAGGGTTGGGTTTGGGGTGGAGATTGGTCGGGGCGAAGTAAGGACGGGATGCATTTCAAGCAGCCCGTGTAGGTTAGTCCTACAGCTACACGGGCCAAAGGTAGGAAAATCAATACCAACGGGCAGTAAGCCCGTTGCGTATCCTTAAAACTCTTGTGATGCTTACGTTGTATTTTTCTGCAACTTGTTTCAGTGATCCTTCTTCTTTTTTTATAGAATTAAATTCTTTCTCAGATATTTTTCTTCCGACCCTTGAGTGTTTATTTTTTCCTAATTCTCTTGAATTGTGAATTTGATTTGTTCTTCTATCGCACCATTCTAGATTATCGACATTATTATTATGCTTATTCCCATCCTTATGATTTACTTCTGGAAGTTTATTAGGATTAGGGATAAAATGTGTTGCCACAAGAATGTGGACATAAAAGTTTATTTTGTTTAGTCTAAGTTGCAAATAGCCTCCGGAATGAGGCTGAGGCGATCTCATGCTTGGCGGAGCGTATCTTTTGGTTTTTCCAAATTTTCTCCATCCACCAATAAATCTGACTTCGCCAGAAGTAGATACTTCATATGAAGGATGATCAGATATTTCTTTCCAGATTGTCATGCGGAGCTCCTATGGCTGCAATGCATACCATCTGTAGTTAAGAATATCAATAACTAAGAGGAGAGAATGATGGGTAATCTTATTCAGACATATTTTGTAGCAAACTGGAAAACGACTGCGTCTGGCGTTCTGTTGGGTCTCCTTGTTGTCCTGCATTATTTTGGCATCAACATCCCCGGCGTTGTTATTCCGTCAGACGTTGGCTCTCAGGTTGCTATGGTCCTTGCGGCTATTGGCCTTATCTCGGCTAAAGACGCCTCAACGGTCGGCGTTCCGGGTAAATGAGTGCCGCGTTAATATCCGCAATTGTAAGTCTCCTTGGCGGCTTCATATCTGCGGTTGTTAACTTTTTTAACTGGCTGCACGAGCAACAGCTTGTGCAGTCGGGAATAGCTCAAGCACAATTACAGAGCCTGAAAGATCAAGCTCATGAAGCACAAATCGCCATTGCCGCTCGTGAGGCTGTTCGCGCTGATGTTTCCTCTAAGCTTGACAGCGTGCCAGTCAACGACCCTTTCCTCAGAGACTAGCCACGTTTCTTTCTGTGAGGCGGCTCGTGCTATATACTATTCTAGGCACGACACGGCCCCCACTAGGGCCCAGATACGCGAGCACAATGCGGTAGGCGTGGCTCTAAAGTGTGGGTGGATTAAGAAATGACGACGGGGTTAAGCTTTAACGGAAGTGACGCGGGGACATCTAGCTACGTCGCGCAAATATCGACGATGGCGGTTGTCGACCCCCTGGACGATGCTTTTGTTACGATCCTGCCCCAAATGATCACATATGCGGAAAACCGCATATATCGCGATCTAGACTTTCTCTTCACGTCTCTGTCCACTACTTCTTACTCATTAACGACCGGAAGTCGGCAGCTAAATATATTAATTTCTCCGACAATGACGCCTGGACCGTTTGTCGTCCCAGAGCAAATAAATCTCATCACGCCTGCCGGACAAACAAACCCAGATCTTGGGACCCGCGTCCCGCTTTTGCCAACGACAAAAGAGTTTCTTGATGCCGTTTACGGTAACTCGACAGCAACGGGACAGCCAAAGTATTGGTGTCCCTTTGACGACTACACGTTCCTTGTCGGGCCATACCCAGACAGTGCCTACACAGTAGAGTTCGTTGGAACGTATCGACCGCAAAGTCTTGGCCCTGGTGTGTCTGGTGATCCTAATTATCCAAGCTATCCAAATGCGGCATACACAACGACGAACACATTCATTAGCCTGTATCTGCCTGATCTTTTTATTATGGCAAGCATGATCTACATTTCTGCTTACCAGCGTAATTTCTCAAGTGCTATGGGCAACGACCCACAAATGCCTATCACATACGAGACGCAGTATCAGACGCTTCTGAAAAGCGCTCTCAGCGAAGAGAACCGCAAAAAGTTCGAGGCAGCGGCGTGGAGCTCGCAAGGGGCATCCACGTCTGCCACGCCTACGCGGGGATAGTAAATGCCGCATCAAACACTCAAGCTTATCCCTGGCGTCGATCAAAACCGCACAACGACGTTCAACGAGGCGGCGATATCTCAAACAAACCTCATACGGTTCGTGCCCGATCGCCAGGGCGTCGCGCTTGTCCAAAAGCTTGGCGGATGGACAAAGTTCTTCGCGAACTCAGTGGGAGACATCGTCCGCGCATTGTGGGCGTGGGAAGACACGAACGCCAATACTTATTTAGGTCTTGGGCAGCAAAGCACGTCGGCAAGCGGAAATGGTCTTTCTGTTATTTATAACAGCAATAGGCAGGTTATTACGCCAAGAACTGACACTTTAAACTATTCATTCGACGCGACTGACGGCATTACGACATCTGCCGGATCAAGCGTTCTAACTGTTTACGCCGTCGCGTCAAATGTTAGCGCGTATGACGCTGTTTATATCAGAACACAGATAGCAGTAGACGGATTAGTTCTGTTTGGGACTTATCCGTGCTTGTTTTTAAGCGCTGACCAATTTCAAATTGTTTCAAAAGACCCCCTTGGCAATCCCTTAGCTGCGACTTCTACGATAACGTCGCCAAGTGGGGCAGTCCCCGTATTTACGTTTTCAACTAATCAGGCTCAAGTAAGTGTTGTATTAAACAATCACGGCTATTCTGTTGGAAGCACATTCCCAATTGTTGTAACCGGAACATATGGATCCGTAACATTATACGGAAACTACACTGTAAATTCAGTTAGTGACACAAACACATTTACTTTTATTGCAGGATCAACAGCAACAACGGCGTCTATTGTTAGCGCAAGCGTTACAGCGGGAACTGCGACTGTAATTTTTAGCGGGACTTACACTTTCCACGTCGGCGACAAAGTAACAGTTTCTGGAACGACAACGTATGACGGCACGTATACTGTCACTGCGGCAACGTCTAGCAGCGTGTCTTTTGCTCACGGAGCCGCGGCTTCTATTGGCGCTGTTGGGACTGTATTAAATAGTTCAGGGTCTTTAAACAGCGGGAAGGCTCAGTATCAATTCTACAGAACGCCTGCCCCTCTGCCGACAAGCATCGGATACGGCGTCGCGGGCTATGGAGCCGGCGGTTACGGCACCGGCGTTTTACCTCCTGCGACCATTCAAGGGTCGCCAATTACTGTTTCTGACTGGACGCTCGATAACTGGGGGCAGATATTTATGTCATGCCCAGTCGGCGGTGGAATATACTACTGGCAGCCAAATGCTGGTTCTGTTGTCGCGTCAGTAATACCAACTGCGCCGATAGTAAATGACGGCATGTTTGTCGCGATGCCTCAACGCCAGGTTGTTGCGTGGGGTTCCACGTTTACAGGCATCCAAGACCCATTACTTATTAATTGGTCTGACGTTAATGATTACACGTCTTGGATACCAAAAATAACAAACCAAGCCGGATCTTATCGGCTTCCTCGTGGGTCTAAAATTGTTGGCTGCATCCAAGGTCCTCAACAGGGTCTTGTGTGGACAGATCTTGCTATATGGGCAATGCAATATTCTGGTCCGCCATACGTTTATCAGTTCAACGAAATTGGCACGGGTTGCGGACTTATTTCCCGCAAAGCTGCAACGTCAATGAATGGCATTGTTTATTGGATGGGGCAAAGCCAGTTCTTTAAACTTGGCGGCAGCGGCGTAGAAATAATTAGATGCCCAATATGGGACGTTATTTTCCAGGACCTTGATTTAAACAATGTAGATAAAATTAGGATTGCCGCAAACTCTCAGTTTGGAGAAATATCCTGGTATTATCCAACAACAACAGACGGTGGCGAAGTATCTAAATACGTCAAATATAATGTCACGCTTGATCAGTGGGACTTTGGAACCTTAACGAGAACGGCGTGGATTAATCAATCCGTTCTTGGTCCGCCAATTGGTGCGGGAATATCGTCTCCAAACTATTACGTTTATCAGCACGAAACATCCCCAGACGCTGACGGGGCAGTAATGCAGTCGTTCTTCCAGACTGGATATTTTGCAATGTCTGACGCTGAGGTTAAGGTATTTGTTGACCAGGTTTGGCCTGACATGAAGTGGGGATACTATGGTCAGTCGCAGACTGCTCACGTAGAGCTATCCTTCTACACAGCAGACTACCCAACAGATACGCCAAAGGTTTATGGACCTTATGACCTCAGCACGGCGACGACATACATAACGCCACGTTTTCGTGCGCGCCTAATGGCTCTACGCATAGATAGCTCTCCGACTGAAATTGGGACTTTCTGGCGTCTTGGTGCTATACGTTACCGCTATGAACAAGATGGGAAATTCTAGTGGAAAATGATCATATAAAAAATATTGCTTTTGAGCAGCTAATATACAACCCAGATACTGGTGTTTTTACTTGGGCTGTATCGCGAAGAGGAATTAGCGCGGGGGCTATTGCCGGAACAAAAGAAAAAACTGGGTATAGAAAAATAATGATTAATCGTCGTTATTGCGGGTCGCATCGGTTAGCTTGGCTTTTTATTTATGGCGAATGGCCAAATGGTATTATTGATCATATAGATGGCGATCCATCAAATAATATAGCTTCTAATTTGAGGATTTCTAATACATCATTAAACGCAGCTAATAAGAAAAAGCCCATTACTAACACATCTGGGTTTAAAGGCGTCTCTCTCGTAAAATCTACTGGAAAATGGTATGCATGCATTAAAATAAACGGCAGAACTAAAAATCTTGGATTTTATGATAACCCTGAGATGGCACATAATTCTTATATAACCGCAGCGCGTTTGCATTTTGGCGAACACGCTAGAGCCAAATAGGAGGTTACCGTCGCTACCCTCGATGACATCCTCACAACACAGAAGAATGGCGTCATTGCCATCAACAACCTTAATCAGACGCTGACGACGTTTCAGAAAAATTACTCTTACGCGGTTGGTCAATACACATCTGACGGCATAAGCACGTCAGGAGGTGTTGTGTCTTTATCAGCGGGTAGAATTGTAAGCGTTAATACAATTGTCGCCGGGACGGCCCCAAGTATAATTTATGATTATCACACATACCCGACAACGTCTGCTAACAGCAGCTCTGGAACCGCCACAATTGGTTATAGCGGAGGCTCCACAATTACGCCTACGTTCGCCTCAGGCGACACTGTTATCATAGCAGGTATTGCGCCGTCCGGGTTTAATAACGCTACTGGTGTTACTGTATTAGCTTCCCCCGCGCCAACAACAACAACCTTCTCATACACGAACAGCACGGCTGGCCCTCAAACAGTTGCCGGCACTGTTTTCAATTTAAATGCTGCAAATAAAATAATTGCGGTGCCTACAACTGTTGGAACTATTCAGGTTGGCGCTCAATTTTCATACGGAATTTACGTTATAATTGGAACAGGTCAGACTATTTCCATCACTTACTCGCTTGGTTGAGGTGACACATGCCGTTACTTAAAGGATCAAGCCAGAAAACAATCAGCAAAAATATTTCTGAAATGGTCAAGGCAGGCCACCCCCAGAAACAAGCGGTAGCCGCCGCGCTTAATCAGTCTCGCCAAAAACGCGCTATGGGCGGAGAGATCTCAAATAAGATCCACGTCGGCCCCATACACAGTCCGGTAGCCGGTCGCACGGATCACTTGCCAGTTAATGTTCACTCTGGGTCTTACGTCATCCCCGCGGACATTATCTCCGCAATGGGTGAAGGCAACACAATGGCGGGGTTTCGTATCGCCAATGACGTGTTTGGGACGCAGCATGTTGGCGAAGAGCCGCCAGTAGAAGTTATCGTGGCAGGGGGCGAGTATGTTATTACGCCTTTTAATGTCTCTCGCATTGGCGGTGGGGATATTGATAGAGGCCATCACACACTTGATGACTTCGTTACAGACTACCGCGCAAAAACTGTTCAGACACTGAAAAAACTTCCAGGGCCAAAACGCGACTAAGGGGGAACGATGCCGCGCAAACCTATAGAAGAAGTAAAGATAAGAATTGGCGTGCCGCAAGATGTCGACGGCGTCATGGAATTGGCGCTTATGGTGTGCAAGGAAAACGGAATTTTTAAGCCAAATGTCGATAAGATTTTGTGGGATATTTGGATGTCTTTGCATCAGGACCACGGCCTGGTTGGCGTCATCGGCACCCCTGGCGAGATGGTCGAGGGCTTCGTTTTGTTACGCGTAGGAACAATGTGGTATTCTGACGCGCCAATAATTGAGGAAAAAACCGTATTTGTTCACCCAAAGCATAGGGGCGCAAGCGGTGGCCGGGCGAGAAAACTTTGCGAGTTCAGCAAGCAAGTGGCAGACGAACTTGGTATGCCGCTCATTATTGGTGTATTATCTACCCACAGAACCGAAAGCAAGGTCAAGCTTTATGAGAGAGTGTTTGGCGCTCCTGCCGGTGCTTTCTTCCTATACGGCGTAAAAACTGGTGGCTGGCAAGAGCCAGCTGTCGAAGTCAGGCAATAACGGAGAGAGTGCATGTGCGGGAAAGGATCACAAAGCGGCGGAGGGACAGGTGCCCTTGGCTGGGGTGGATTGGCTCCCGCACAACAAGCAACGACACAGGCGTCGCCTCAGGCTCTTGGCTGGTATAATCAGGCAATGGGCATGGCGCAAAATGCCGTTGCCCAGCCTTACAAACAATTCGGAACAACAGCCCAAGATTTTGTTGCTCAATTAAACCCTCAACAGCAGGCCGCGCAACAAGGCTTGCAATATCAGGCAGCCGCAACACAGCCTTTTGCCTCACAGGGCGCTGCCCTAACTTATGGGGCCGGCCTGGCTAATCCAGCCATGATGGCTCAAAACTATATGAACCCATACATGAACCAGGTTGTTAGCCCGGTTCAGCAGGCAATTCAACAGCAGCAAGGCCAGCAGTTAGCTCAGCAACAGGCAGACGCCATTAAAGGCGGCGCTTTTGGCGGGGAGCGTGCAGGACTACAGCGCGCAACGCTTATGGGTCAGCAGAACCTTGGACTTGGGCAAGCTCTTAGTCCGCTGTATCAAACTGGCTACGGCCAAGCATTAGGCGCGGCTCAAGGTCAAATTGGCAATCAGCTGACTGCCGGGCAAAACCTTACGGGTCAGGGCCTCGCCGCTCAACAGGCTTCTCTTGGAGCTGGGACGCTTGGCCAGCAGACGCAGCAAGCCGGCATCAACGCCCTATACAATCAGTTTCAGCAACAACAAATGTTTCCATACATGCAGGCGCAGTTTCTTGGCGGCCTTGCAGGCGGCCTTGGCCCGCTTACTGGTCAACAGACGTATCAAGCTCAAGCTCAAAATCCATTTGGCATGTTCCTGGCTCGTGGCGGTCGCGCCAAAGGCAAGGAGCGTATGGGCGGCGCTGTAATCGATCTAACGCCAGGTAAAGATTATTACCGCGGCGGAGTTGTTGGTCGTAAGGGATACAATCTCACTGGTGCCGTAGACACGGATCCTGCCGCGTTAGCCCAAGAACAAGCCAAAATGTATGAGGAAATGGACAAGGCTGAGAAGGCTCAAGCGATGCCTACTGGTCAGATCCAAGGATCTCACGGGTTAACGCCAGGCGGCCTTGGTGGTGGGAGCGGCGCTAAGCAAGGGACGTCTCTTTCTGGTTTATTAGGATTAGCAGATAAGGCCACCAATCTTGGTAAAGATTTGGGGATTGGCGGTTTATTTAATTCTGGCTCTTCTTCCGCTGCTAACACTGGCGCGACAGTTGGCGGGAAGTCTTACGCGGATGAATTAATTGCGGCTGGCATTAATCCAGAAGTCGCGTCTACTGTTGCCGGCGCATCTGAAGCCGCTCCAATGATGGAAGGGGCAAGCACTGCCGCGGGTGGTGCGGGACTTCTTGGCGGCCTTAGTGAACTTGGCTCTTCTATTATGAGCGGCCTTGGATCAATCGGATCTTTCTTAGGCCCTGCCGCTGCTTTTTTAGCAAAAGACGGCGGCCGTGTCGGCTATTACGATGGCGGTGTAGTCAACCGTCGTGGGTATGAAGGCGAAGGCTTTGTTAAGCCGTCAGACGACTTCGAGCGAAATGTAGAGCAGACCTTTAAGTTTGAGGGCGGACTGAACCCAAGCGACACAAACAGAACGCCGTCTATGTATGGCATCAATCAAGCCGCGCATCCGGGCATTGACGTTAAAAACCTTACGCGCGACCAGGCCAAAGACATCTACCGCAAGGAATACTGGCAAGGCATTAATGCTGACCAACTCCCTGAAGGAGTTCGCGGCATGGCCTACGACACAGCAGTCATGGCGGGTCCAGGACGTGCGCGTCAGTTCCTGAAGCAATCAGGCAATGATCCTGAAAAGTTCATGGCGGCGCGAGAAGCATTCCTTGGCAATCTAATTACACGCAATCCTGAGAAATACGGAAAGTATGAAAAGGCTTGGGCAAATAGAAATGCAACATTGCGCGGCGGTGTCGGAGACGCCCTTTCTAACTTACCGCCAAATGCAAGAAGCTATTACGCTCAGGCAAATCTTCCTGACGAGGGATCGACAGTAAATCTTTCAGGAGGCGTTAAGCCATCTGAAGAAGGATTTGGCCTTAACCGCCAGACTGTCGTGCCTTTGCTTTCAGGTCTTGGCGCTGCACTTGAGGGGATGGTTTCGTCTCCGACCACAAGCCTTGGCGGCGCAATGCTGAGAGGCGCAGGTGCGGGTCTTGGCGCTGGCGCTAAGTCTTACATGGATGTCGGCAAGCAGATCCCAGAGATTGAGAAGCTCAAGGCTGAAGTTCCAAAACTTGCCGCTGAAACTAAAGAGCGCGAGAACCTCGCGGCACGCGCTGCGGCAGAGACAAAAGAAAAACTTTCTACTCTCTACGAGAAGCAGTGGGTGCCGAATGTTGGCTGGATGGTTTACGACAAGACACAGCCATACAAGACGCCTGTTCAGATCTCTGACGCTGAGGGCAACCCAACTAAAAACGTCGACGTTAATAAAATACCAACGCGCGGCGGCGGTGAAAGAATTGAAGATATTGGCAAGAAATCTCTTCAAGAAAAAGTTCAAGGCAAAGAGCGCAAGGTTGGCGACGCCATTGACTGGCAGCCGACGCTTGCCGCGCCAAAAGATACAAAGATCCCTGGCGCTCTTAACATTGCAATGAGCGGGGATCTTCCTAAGCAGCAAGAGGCGGCTAAGAAAGAGGTAGAAGGGCTTCGCACAACATCGAAGGCAGCGTTTGATCAGCTCTATCGTCTTGACGAGATGGAGCATCAATTTGATCAATTGCCTAAGGAGGCAAACTTCTTAGAGCCAGGGCCCGCGTCTCAAGCAAGAACAGACCTTGCTAAGACTGCAAACGAAATAACGACAATGCTTGGCGGCCAGCCTTTGTTTGATCCAAACAATGTCGCCGCGGCAGAAGCTCTGTCAAAAGACACAACACGTCTTGGCTTTGATGTCGCCAGGTCTCTTGGCCACGAACCAGGCTTCATTGTGCAGAGTGCGGTAAAAGCAAATCCTGGCATGGAAAACAGCCCAATTGCTTATAAGCGTATCAGCGCAGGCTTGCGTGAGGCTGCAAAGTATCAGCAAGACCGATTAGCGTTTATGGAAGATTATGCGGCGCGCTTTGGCACACTTGCCGGCGCGGATACAACATTCAGAAAATTTAATCCTCCAGAGAGATATGTTAATCGCGCCATCCTTGAAGCAATCGACAAGGACGACATGGGTTACTTGAAGTCTTTAACAAAAGACCAAGTAAAATCTAGCAAAGGCGAGATTGATAAAATGTATGGTAAAGGCGTCGCGGCGATCCTTCTTGGAGAAAAGTAATGGCAGAGGAAGAGAAGAAGGATTTCGTCTTTTCCCCGCCAAGCTTGCGGAGAAAGGAAGCTCCAACCCCCGCATTTGTTGAGGCAGAAAGAAGCGCGACTTCTACGCCTGAATTTAAATTTAATCCTCCATCAGCGCGTAAGCCAACGCCCCCAGGTTTTGGTGAAGACATCGGTAAGGGGTTTGTGTCTGGGGCTGCCAAGGGCGCAGTCGGCATCCCCGGCATGCCTGGGTCTTTGGCTCAGCTGTATGATATTTCCGGCGAGTATGGCACGCGCAAACTAGCTGAGGGCGCTGAGGCTCTTGGCATGCTGCCACCAGGGAAAACTGCGGCTGGTTTTATGGAAGCGGGAAAGAAACTTGGCCAGGAGTTCTACAAGCCGTCTGAGCGCGAGCTCGCCGGTGAAGTAACAACGATCGGCGGCCTTCCGGTCCCGACAGCTCACGGCATGCAGCAAGCGGCAATTCGCGCTGGCATGCCTGAGTATCACCCGCAAACACTGCCAGGACGTGTCGCAGAAGCAACAGGCGAGCTTACTGGCGGCTCTTTGGCTGGACCTGGCGGTATCGGCACCAGACTAGCCGCAGGCGCACTGGGCGGCCTTGGCTCAGGCATTGCAGGCGAACTGACGCGTGGCACAAAGTATGAGATGCCTGCACGCCTTCTTGGCGCACTTCCTGGCGCTGCAGGTGCGGCAGGTATTTCTAAACTTCTTGAAACACGGGCGGCCCCGGCTGTTGCTGAGCGCGCTAGTAAAATTGCGGGACAAGTCGCACGGGAAGCTTTTGCTGAGCCTGAAAAAGCGGCGTCGCGCTTAGAGACTGAGTTAAAGCTCCAAGGCCAGCCAGGTCGTTACGTCGAAGAAGTGCAGCCAACAACTGCGCAAGTCCTTGGCGGCGGCGAGGCAAAGGCGCTTGAGACCAGGCTGGAAGGCATGGGACGCAAGGAAGGCGAGGAGGATATTGCGCGACGCAAGGCGCAAGAGGCCAGATCGCTTGAGGCGACAACTGCCGCGGCTCCTCGTGTTCCTGGTGAAGTCGGCACACACATTAAGCCAGTCGACATGGAGACCGCCGCCGGCCTTCCTCCGTCCTTAAACCCACAAGGCGACGCGGCAATACAAGTTAAGAATGTTGTGTCCGCCCTGGAGAAGCAAAAAGCAGAAGCAGAGAAGGCCGCGTGGGCGCATCCCGGACTGCAGTCTGCCGCGATCTACAAAACAAAAACGATGAATGAGCTCGCCGACTTCATCAATTCAATGTCGCCATCAAAGCGCAAAGCTCTCGACGCTGACGCCATGTCTGTCGTTGAGGCTCTTAGCCAGACTGAAGGCAAAAACATTCCCCTCTTGCACTTCCAGGATCTTCGCTCGCAAATCCTTTCTGCGGCGCGCAGTGCTGGCGAGAAGGGTGATTATTTTACTCAGCACGCGAATAACGAAGTGGCGGCAAAGCTTGCAGAAATGCTCAACAACGAGAAAAACATTCTCTTTGGTGACAAGACGGGCGCTCAGCGTAATGCGTGGAACACGGCCCGCGCCGCGACAAAAGATTACCACGACACATTTGGCCCAAAGTTCCTGTCTGAGCTTGTTGCTGATATGCAAGGCGGCGGCGAGCGTATCGCGGGTGAAGCTGTCTTTGACAAAATGTTTTCAGGGCCAAATGCCGCACAAAACTTGCGCATGGTCCGCGAGCTCCCTGGCGTTAACATTGACGAGCCAACAACCAATTGGGTTATTGGCAAGTTAACGAAAAACGGCACGAACTTTAATGTGACGCCTAAAGACGTCCAGAAATTTATCTCTGATCCTAAAATGGCGTCAGTGATTGACGAAATTCCTGGGTTGCGGGGAAGGGTAGAGAATATTGCGCAACGTGCGGGTGAAAGCGTCGAGGCAGCGCAAAAGCGTCAATTGACAGAAGCATTCCAGCGCGAGGCAGACAGCAATAATCCAAAGCGCTTGTCTAACTTTCTCGACAGAAACAAAGACAAAATAAAGGACATTGCCGCGGGCGATCATGACCTACAAAATTACATTGACGCCTTGCATCGTTCGGCAAAGGTTGTGTCTCAGCTTCCTCACGGCAATCTGACAAGCACGAAGACGTTAGACAAGCTTGCCAACAACAATATTATGTCGATCCTTTACGGCAGGGCGACTGGCGCAATACCTGACGTGGCCGCCGCTGCTCTTCTTGGACACATAGCTGAAGGCGTGTCTACCGCGGCAAGCGGTGCGCCCTTTGGCGCTGCCGCTGCCCGCTTCCTGGGCGTCGGCAAAGGTCTTACTGCGCCAATTGTTTCTGGCATGAACTCATTCCTGTATGGGACGACAAAAGACGCCGCAATGAAGCTTCTGCAAGAGGCGATGCATGACCCTAAGCTAATGGCTCAGCTAATGCGCAAGCCGTCACCTGAGGCGTTCTCTTCTTTGTCTGGCGCAATTGCTAAGGTGGCAGAAGAGACAGGCAAGGCAATCCCTCAGGTTGGCTATCCCGCCGCTGTTGAGCAAGCCGGTCAGCCCCCTCGCTTACAGAGAAAAGCTGGCGGACGCATACCTGGAGAGATGACTGCCGACATGCTTATGAAGGCCGTTGATCGATCCAGAAAGCGTATAAATGACGGCACAAAGCAGATATTAAACGCTCCTGACGAACATGTCGTTAAGGCGCTTGAAGTCGCAAACAGACACATTTGAGGATAGGCAATGACTACTCAGAATAAGGGTTTGTATCAACCTCCATACAACCAGACGTCGCCAACGTGGGATGTTCCTCTTAATCTTAATTTTGGATATCTAGATGCATGTCTTGGTTCTGGCTTGCCGATATCTCTTACTAGCTCAGACTACACGATGTCCGCTTCTGACGTTCAGAATGCACGCGTCGATCTCAGTGGAACAATTACTACAAATCTTAATGTTAATATTCCAAACAACACGGGCGGCTTTTGGATATTTACGAATAGCACAACCGACACTGGCGCTGGATACACAGTGACAGTTAAGACTGTAAGTGGGTCGGGCGTTTTATTAACACGCGGATACGCGACGCTTGTTTATAGTAGCGGCAATGTCAGCAACGTCGGAAGTATTTTCTACGCCTTGAGCGATAGATTATCTATTGCCGGCGGAACAATGATTGGCAATCTTAACTTGCCGTCTAACGGTCTCAATGTTGGATCAGGTCAGCTGCAAGTCACTGGCGGCAATGTTACGACGAGCGGCAGTATAACTGCAACGGGTAATGTTACCGCTTACTCAGATCAGCGTCTTAAGGAAGACATTAGAACAATAGCTGACGCTCTTTCTATTGTTAAAAATATGCGCGGTGTCAGCTATATTAATAAGGCTACGGGTGAGGCAGGCATTGGCGTTGTGGCTCAAGAAGTGCTGGATGTTCTGCCGTCTGTGGTTCATCATGACGACAAAGGCATGATGCACATTGCATACGGAAATATTGTCGGCCTCCTTATTAATGCAATTAAAGAGCTTACAGATAGAGTTGAGATTTTGGAGGGACGTAAATGACACTGCCGAATAGCGGTTCATTAGGATTAGGCGGACCAGCCTCTAATTCTATTAACAATGAATATGGCTACGGCGCTAATTTAAATGCTTACAGGAGTAAGCTTTACACGAACTCAACTGGAACTACGATATCTGCATTTCCGTCTCAATATAATCCAATTACGATGCCGACTAATTTTTGGGGGACCAGAAAAATACCGTCAGGCAGCACAACATATAATCCTGGGACGTCTGCTATTACCATACCGCCATACAACAGCTTGACTGTTAACGTATACGGCCCAGGAGGCGGCGCATCCGGCAGCGACGGTTACTACAATTGTGGTAGTTATACCAATAATATATTAGGCGGCGGAGGAACAGGCGGAAGTGGCCCGACGTATTTTGGAACCGGCAGCCCCGGATATGCCACGCTAACTGCTTACGCGGGTGGCGGAGCTCCACGCGGTTCTCCAGGGTCTAACGCCCCCGGAACTCTTTGGCCGTCTGGAGGCACTGGCGGTGGCAGCCCTGGCGGCAACGGATCGACAACCGGCATTACCTACACAAACCCACTGATTGGTGGCGGCAATGTTGGCCCAACGACCGGGACGTCCGTGCCTGTTTCAATAGGGACAGGCGGCCCTGGTGGCGGTGGCGGCGCTCAAATTTATATCTTACCCGTATTTAATACACCTACCTGTAGTGCATGGAATAACGCCGGCTCAGGTGGTGGTGGGTCTAACGGGTATATATCTGTCAGCTGGAGCTAGTGATGCACCCGGAGGACATGAATAAAATATACACGCTTCTCCGGGTGTTTGTCGCGTTGCTCATTGTTATTTTTACTGTCAGGTGCTTAAGCGCAGTATTTCACGGCGTATTATCTGCGATCGAGTAGTTTTTCCAATTTAATTCTTGCGGGTATGTAGCAACGATCGGCGTGAGGCTTGCAGTAAGAACCGCGGTCAACACGTTCGCCGCAATACACTGGCGGCTTGTCGTTTTCTGTTGTTACAATAAATCGGCATGAGTAATAGCTCAAATCAAGCAATGACACGCCGGTTATTGGTTTGCTAAAGTATTCGTTTATGTCAAAGGCACTTGTTATATCTGCTCTTGGCATATCCATTCTTATCTTTGGCTTTACTTCTATTTTCTTTTCAATCTTTGCCTTCTTCTTTTCTGCCTTCTCTTTTTCGTTATTCCGCCCAGACGCTCTCTCCTCTACAAAAACGCCACTTCTTCTTTGTCGGTGAACAAATCCAAGAATTGCGTTCCTGGTTAAGTTAAGGGCGGTGGCTATTTCGCTGCCGCTACTGCCGGCGTTCCACATTTCTATAATTTTATTTTTAGCTGCGTCGTCGATCATTTCATCACCTTGCTATATATCGATTTCTAACGTATGATGCGCAACATATTGACGTTATTGACAATTCTGTGACGTCCCCTCATGCGCAAATCAAACATTAGTAAGACTTAACCAAAGGTCAATACAGTGGCGCGAGAAATCCCCTCAAAAGATGACCTAAAAAAATTAATTAAATTAATAGAAAGCCTTCTTCAGGAAGGCTGCAAGCCACAAGGCATTCCAACAAATAGCCACGAGCGGACGGCGATATCGACTGCCGCGAAGAAGATGGGCGTCCACGCGCAAACGGTTCACCGAAGACTGGCAATCGCCGAAACAGAATACGGCCTTGAGCCAGACTGGTCTCTTTACAAGGATCCTGCTTCTTCTGGAGAGGAGAAGTCTGCGGAGCACTTAACGGTCCGCCGCTTAAAGGATAAGCTTGCCAGCGCTGAAGCCAGGGCAGCCGCCGCAGAGCGCACTACAATTAGCGCAGAGGCCCTCAGGGAGGGCGTATTTAATCTTACTGCTACTCCACTATACCCTCAGCCCTGGAAGCCATCCAAGGACACTGCGGGACGCGTCAGAAAAGAGGCGCTTATTCTTCAGATATCCGACGTCCACATGGGCGAGTATATCGACAAAGACCAAATGGGCGGCAGGAACTCCTACAGCAAAGAAATATGCGGAAAGCGCTTGCAGAGGCTATTTCAAAGCGTCGTCAAAATGGGCACGGTTCATTGGTCCGGCCCTCCTCCTGCCATCATATACGTTATACTTTGCGGAGATTTAATCTCCGGGGAAATACATGAAGAGCTGGCAAAAACCAATGATCTTTTGGCTATTCCTGCTGTGCGTGAGCTTTCTCAGCATCTCATATCCGGTCTGGAGCTTCTACTCTCTTCCTTTGACTGTGAAATCCGTGTCGTCTCCGTCCCAGGAAATCACGGTCGAACGACTAAGAAACCGGAAGCCAAAGGATTTGTTGTCAACTCATATGATACTTTGGTCGCTTGGCTTGTCGAGAGCTGGTTTACTGGAAGACAAACAAAGCGGATATCTTTCTCCGCTCCCATATCTGGCGACGCATTAATCAATATAGCAGGCTGGAATTTCCTCTTCACGCATGGCGACAGAATAGGCAGCCGGGGCGGCATGGGCATGATTGGTCCGTCTGCCACGATCGCCAGGGGCATGCAGCGCATCATACAAGATTATGCATCTGAGCAAGTTGTGGTAGACTGGGTGATGGTTGGTCACTTCCACACTCCTGTGGAACTAGAACAGGGGTTTGCCAATGGGTGTTTATCAGGCCCTTCTGAATACTCTCGCTCTGGCCGTATGCGTAGTCATCCTGCTTGTCAGTGGCTTATTTCCGTTCATCCTGATCACGGCGTTGCTCGCCGCTGGAAACTTGTCGTCGGGACCCCGGATGAGGGAAGTATATATAAGGGAAGGGCGTAAGAAGCGTCCATTTTAAGGGGCAAGTCATGAGTGAGTATGACGACGACGATATCCCAGAGATCGACACGTCAGACGTGGACGAATTTCCGCTAGACGCAGTCGCGGCAAGAGTAATTTCCTTCACAAAGCTTATTGCCTTGGTGGATCACATCAAGCACGACGAAGCGCAGAAGGAAGCGGTCATGATGCTGAAGGCCGTTCGTCGCTCGTTCAAGACAATACCAACGGCAGACGAAATAACGTCAATACCAGGCGGTAAAACAGATAAGTAATTACCGCCTTGTCTCTACTCTGATAATTTCTAAGACGTCTTCAAAGTCTGCGGCGTAGTGGCTGATCTTAAATATTGTATTATTTACGCGCGCAATTTCATTTTGCAGTCTGTCGCACTCAGCTTCGTATCCAATTGCGTCGTGCGTTATTCTTTCACTTAATATTTTTACTTCTTCGCGAAGCCGCACAATTTCTTCCGCGGCCTCAATCATTACTGGCCCGCACATAACGCGGTAAAGCTTACTCTCTCTCTTGGCCAATTCGTTAAGACGCTTAACAATGTCTCTACCTGGCCAGCTCATTTTCCGTTCCTATTTGGAGTAACACTTTATTACAATTGGCGAAGTGGGTTCGCACTTTACTGGGCGGTATACACCATTTGATTTATACTCATACCCATTTGTGTCTACACTGCATCCAATGACTGGCAATATAATTATGGTCGATATTACCAGAGTGAATGCTATTTTGTCAGCTCTCAAAAGTATTGAGCGCATGCAGCCTCCTTACACTATTGTCTTCTCAATGTCCTGCTTGATAAGACCAACAACCTTCAAGATAACCTTAAGTTCATACTCTCCGTAGTTTCCATAGTGGGACTGAATATAGGTCTGTGACTGCCACGCTTCACAAACCTGAACGCATTTAGTCCATTCTGTTTTAGTGCCGGCAGCGTAGCCATCGGCGTATGGATCGTCAGACATCTTATCTCCTGCAGTGAAAAAGGCCGCAACAAGTGCGGCCATTGTTATTACTCAGCGGGGCCAAGTATTTCATCGGACAAAGCGTCCAAGTCTACCGGGACGTTTTTTGTTTTCTTCGTAAAAGAAAGCGTATTCCCCGGAAGTCCAACACCCTTCATGCCAATTTCTGACGCGACGTGACCGGCAGCAAACTGACCAGCAAACGCTAAATAGTTCATGGCGTCAACGTAATTATCTTCATACGCACGCTTCTCCTGCATGCGGCCAAGCTTCACGCAATGCAAGATCATTGCAATATCGTAAGGCGTGTATTCCTCACCCATTGTCGCCGTTGCAATGCGTGCAATGATTTCAAAGCATGCGTCAGGCGATCCGTATTGCTTTGACCTGTCGTCAACGATTTTTGCGGCAGTGAGTAATGCTTCCTTGTGATGCATATCTATCTCCTATTTCTCACACATATTGATTGGTAAAAACTTTAACCTTGCCCACATAGCGATGATTAATCGCGACATTGCCACGACTAATATAGTTTGCTGAATAGCGATCTTTATAAAACTCTTCAACGATTACATAGTCATTCTCGTTAAGAACGCGAACAAAATCCTCAAGACTGTTTGATGATTTGTGCTCGACATGCATTTGGTGAACAAGGTTATCTGTGTAAGATGGCATGTTCATCGTTATTAAAAATCGCATATCAATTCCTTATTAAGCCGGGGTGTGATGCGGCTTTGCGTTGTAACACCACACCCCGTATCAGGCGACGTTGTTGGGCCCCGCCACCTAATTAATATCAACCAAAGTCATCATCCCCGCCCGCGGGAGCAGAAACCTTAGTAGAGCCAGTCGACGGCGGCGTTGTTGATACTTTAGCCGACGAGCTACGCTCCTTGTGGACAAGATCATCAGGACGAGAAACCCAACCCGTGATCTTGAACTTTGGCGCGTAGTTCGTCGACTTACGGGCCCCTTCACCCGAAGTGATTGCTACTGTATCCTCAAGTGATACAATTGGCAATTTGCCTGCATTGGCAGAAGACTGAGACTTGTATTCGTCGTGCAGCTGGTCAAGGCCGCGCATAAACGCCTTAGCGGTTGACGCAAACTCTCTAATGTCGCCGCCGCAATCCTTGCCAAGCTTAACGATGAAGCGGACGCCTTCGCGGAAAGTGTCTCCTGGCTTCTCTGGCTTTGGTCCAGATCCCAGGACTGACATTGCAAACTGCGGAGCTCCGCTCTCAAAATCAATCCACCCAGTCTCAAGGTTCTCCAGGTCAAAGACAGCCTTAAATGTTCTTGAGATGTCTGTATTTTGGCTCTCTCCATTTACGCGATCGACGCGAAACATCTTGCCGGCGCGGGCATCATATTTAACGATAGGTAAAAAATCACCACCGCCTGCGCTCTCATAATTAATACCTAATGCCATAACTACTCTCCATTTTAGGGTTATCTAGCCAACCCACTGCTCTTTGCCATTTTGGCGAAGCTCTAATTATCGAAGATAGGGCGCGATAAAATTCTCTATCTGGTCGAAGATTTCTTCAGGCGTCTCAAAGACGCCAATCTCTCCGTGACTTGTCCTTATACCCGTCTTGCCCTTGTCTTCCTTATCACCAGCGGCGACGCCGTCTACGTGACTGGCGCGTATATAAACTGGCTGGTCATTGTATGTGCTCTTGAGTTTAATAAACCCACACAAGTGATGCTTTTCCATATCAATCCCCATTATGCCGTGCAGAACTCAATCCACGTAGTGACGATGTATTTATTACCAGACAAAGGCGGATTGCCTCTGTGCGTATGCGTGAAAGATGCGGGGCATAATATTATTGTCCCTCTTTTTGGTGGGATGCGTTTTCTTTGATAAAGAAGCTCTGTCTCGCCGCCTTCTTCTACGTCGTTCAAGTATAGAATAGCGACAAACAATCTTCTCCCAGTGGCGACAGATCCCGCCTCGCAATGCCATACGTGATAACCTTCTCCAGGTCCTGTCTTCTGTATCTGTATAGTCTCAGATATTCTGTGAGCGCCAAGAGATGGAATAACGCCATACTTATCTACATACTTTTCATAGCAGCGCCACAAGGCGTCGCAAAACGGTCTAATGGCACGAACATTATTCTCCATAAATACTGGATCGAAAGATTGCGTCGTAAAATACAAAGATCCTTCTTTGTGTATTTTAGAAATACCTTCGTGTGATTGGCGCGTATATGTCGTGCCAATTTTATCCATGTATTCATACAGTGTAATTATCTCTTGGCACTCATCTTCAGACACGGCGTCTTCAAATATGCCAAGGAAGTCTTCTACTTCTGCCATTGTATTCCCCGATACTACATCTATTACATTTTCCAGATATCAAAGACTGCCTGCCGCGCAAAAGGATCATTAAAATAAAAGCTGTCAACATCAGGAACAACAAGAGCGGCAAGTTCCATCGGATCATCACTGATAGATAGAAATTTTTGAATTGCAAGTCCTATTCTGCCTAACGTCGCGACGTGATCCTCAACATTCTCCAAGCGATAAACGGCGCTCTTTTTAGTGCTTACGTAAGCCAAACGCGGATCAAGGTCGTGACCCTTTGCGGCAGTGTATAGCGCAACTTGTCGCGCGTGGTTCGTCTTTATTTTAGACGGAATGGCGTGTGTCGTTTTAAGGTCTACGATAATCTTGTGATTTTGCCATTCAAAATCAAAGTAACCAATGAATGGGACGAGGAGACCCTCGAACTGATACTCAATTTTTCCTTGCGCGCCAGTCGGAGGCCCATAAGGTCTAAGCTCTTTGAGGCCGACGCGGACCATATCTGCAACAGCTGCACGCTCTTTTTCTTTTTGCGGGTCCTGGGAGATCGCAGAAAGCTCATAAAACTTTTCATTTGCGACGCGGATGCATTCATCGTCTAAGGCTCCTGTCTCTAAGCCGTGAGCAATTCCGGCCTCTACAGCCGTCCCCCTGAATGCGGCGCAGCCTACTTGGCCTCGTTGCTTCAAGCATTTCTCAAGGACAAAGGAGGCAGGGCTTCCAACGTATGTGTTGCATGTTGACGGGGACAGGTGCGGTATGCCGTGGATTTCAAACGGGTTTTTCATAATATCCAATCTCAATTTTGATTTGTGTCACCCTGACTACACAAAACCGCCCCGTCAACCCACTTGACAAAAAAAATCCGGGAGGGCAGCTTGAGCGTCCAAATATGCACTAAGGGGAAATTGATATGAATAAGCGCGATGGAAATAAGGGTCTTACATTTGAAGGAAGGGTCGATTTATCTCATTGGGATCTTTTTTCTATAGATAAAAAAATTGAAGATGCTTTTGATGATTTTGAAACAATGATGGAATTAACAATCCAAAAAGCCAGGGATAATATAGAAAAAGCAATTGGAAAAACGGAAGACCGCGTCAGAGAAATATCAAGCGACGTTCTTCAGATAGCATTAGAGGAAGACCTCACTGTAGGGTTTTGGGAAATAGCAGAACATCCTGAGAAATTAACGATCTATTTATCTGAGTTTGCAGAGGACGGCTATCACGTCCACGTAGACATAAAAAAAGCTATTCACGAACTCCTTATTGACGCCTGTCGCCAAGACAGCGATGGATACGTCAGCGACGAATATGAAGAGCATATAATTAAATTTGCTTCTATGCTTGATGATATTTCAAATGAGTTAAAAACCGCCATCAGGCCAAAGGAAAAAGAATGACATACAAATGCATAATGGGCGTAGATCCTGGCGCATCAGGAGCCGTGGCGTTTTACTACACAAACGATATTCATCTTATTGCGGCGTATGACGTGCCGATTATAGGAAAAGAAATAAATGCGACGGCATTATTTGAGCTCATTAAGCATCACGCGCCGGATATGGCAGTTGTCGAAAGTGTTCACGCGATGCCGAAGCAAGGCGTTAGTTCGGTCTTCAATTTTGGTATGGCATATGGCGTCGCGAAAGGCGTTATCGGAGCGGCAGGCATCAGAAGAGTTGATGTGTCCCCCGGTAAGTGGAAAAGGCATTTTGGCCTTTCGGCGGATAAAGAGGCGGCAAGGGCGCTGGCTATTAGCCAATGGCCTAAGAGCGAACATTTTCGCCGCAAGAAAGATCACGGCAGGGCAGAGGCGGCGTTACTAGCTTTGTATGGTGCTCAAACACAAATGTAATGGAGATTGACGTGAGTGAATATTCAGACCTCGTGAAGCGATTGCGTGGCATAAAGTTAAACTGCACTTGTGCCGCTAAGTCAGCCAGTGAATGTTGTTGCGATACATATTGGCCTGAGAGCTTTTGCAATGAAGCCTCCGACGCATTAGAGGCGCAAGCAAAGCGGATCGAGGAACTAGAACATCAACTGAAATTCGAGTGTGACACCTATCTTTGGAACCGCAAACGTATGTCGAGACGTATTGCGCTGTTAGAATATTGGATGGAAAGGCTGTTTAAATACGGCAGTTCGCCGGAAGCAAAACGCAATGAACTGACAATGACGACAGAGATACCTGACTATTTGATTAGAGAGGGCGAGGATATTCTGCAGCATCTTGAGGAAAGATCAGATTTGGAGAAGGGGAATGAGTAGGCAACTTACCATTGAGGAAGTCTACAGAATAATAGACCAAGTAGAAGACGAGCCTACCCGTAACTTATTGCGGATTGCTTATGGGCAATTACGCGCAGAATATGAATTTGATAGGGAATGGAAAGAAGCAAATCTTCCAGACTTAATACGATTAGATAAACGAGTTAAAGATCTTGAAGCAGCGTTAAAGATAATGATTGACACGCAAGATGATTGGGAAAAAGGCGTTTCTGAAGTAGTTGGAAGGCAGCCAGATGTATTTAATCGCGCGATAGACGCCGCCCGTAAGGTATTGGGAGAGAAGTGGGGAGAGAAGTAATGGGATTATTTAATGTAACACCAGTTACTGATGCACAGAGAGATCTAGTGGCAATGACAGATGCACGAACCAGAGAATGGTATTTGGAAGCTGAAATTACAATGCTGAATATGCGCATAGCTGAACTAGAAGCGGCGTTAAAACCGTTTGAGGAAGAACTAAAAAATCAAGAATTGGAAGTTCCGCACGTTATTGATGGCGACAGTCTAATTCACAACTACGGGCTGAGGCTGCGTGATTTACGCTCCGTTCGCGCCGCTTTGGAGAAGAAAAATGACTGACCACACCGACCTTATCTCACGGCTGCGCAACATGCTTCACAACGAGACTGTCAAACATAGGTTCTATGCGATAGCTGACGCCTCTGACGCATTAGAGGCGCAAGCAAAGCGTATCGCTGAATTGACGGCAGCATTAGAGCCATTTGCTGAGGTAGTGGAAAGATATGCTTATTGTTTGCCGGAGTCCGGCATGCCAGCAGTAGCAGAAGATGATGTTGTTATGTTTGAGCTAATGTATTTTCTTCAAGCCCGTAAGGTATTAGAAAACTCTGTGGCAGATTGGGAGGCGCAAGACCGCGCTTTGGGAGAGAAGGAATGAGTGAATACGCCGAACTTGTGAAGCGGTTGCGTGACTATCCAGTATGGACTGGTGACTGCCACGATGCAGCCGACGCTATTGAGGCGCAAGCAAAGCGGATTGCTGAATTAGAGTTGGCGTTAAAGCCGTTTGCTGATGCCAGCGATGTTCACCTTGGCAACGACGATATGTCGATAGCGTTTGGCATAACTATTAAAGACCTACGCCAAGCCCGTAAGGTATTAGAAAATGCCTGACATCAGCATGTGCGCTGTAACTGATTGTCCAAAGTCGAACGAATGTTACCGACACAAAGATAGCGGCACAAAGCCTTGTGAATACTGGCAATCATATTTCATCTGGCCTGATGATTACAAAGGCCCGTGTGAACATTTTTGGCAGATTTTACCGAACGGTAAATACAATAGTTCCCAAATGAAAAAAGATAAAAATTTTACTGAGCAGTAAATATTACAAATCCCTCATAATTGAGAATTATGTCGAATTTCACATACGTCTAAATATGGATCACGAAGCCTACATACGAACCAAATATGACGCACGAAGTTCACACGATAAGCCCGTAAAATATTGGGAGACAACCAATGAACACCAAGCTTCCTGAGCAATATTATGCTTACGTTCCGCACTCTCGTGTTGATGCGTATGTTGAAATTGGCTGGGAGTTCGAAAGTGAATTGCCGCCGCCGCATTGCTTCTATGCATGCCTATACAGATGGATTGGCGAGGGGGAGCCATTAATGCCAAAACGAACAGATCAAAAAGAATAAAAAAAAGACCCGGCTGCAACCGGGCCTAAAAAGTTAACCATTGGAAGAGACATCACCAAAAAGGAAATGGCTATGTCGAGCGATAAGCTATCAGACATTGATGTATTGCGTCAAGATTTTGAGCAAGAATACGCGTCACCATCACAGTGGGCGCGTATGTATCGATCACTTGGGTGGCAGGTTGTTCCTGTCATGCTGCCGTCAGAGGCAAAGCCAGGCAAGAGCTGCAAGCAGCCTATTGTAAAGTGGGCGGAGCACGAGCGTGAGCTTACGTCAGACGAATTATTCAACAAGTGGTATGGCGCTGACGGTCTTTACTCTAAGCGCATTAATATGGGCATCGTCACTGGCGAGTGCTCGCAGTCTTTATTCGTCATTGATCTCGACTTGCACAAGAACACATTCCCTGCGGTGTGGTGGCAAGGCATCCACGACGATCACGCTGGCGGCATACTCCCTGACACGCCAAGGGCGACGACTGGCGGGGGTGGTAAGCATTACTTCTTTCGGGCTCCCCCTGGATGGGTGCCGCCCACAATAAAGACACCTCAAGGCATCGACATTAGAGGGCGCGGCGGCTTTGTCGTGTCTGCGCCGTCACTGCACGAGACCGGCAATAATTACATATGGGACGAAGGCTTCGAGCCCTGGAACATAGAGGTCGCGGTCGCCACGACGTGGCTGTGCGAGGAGGTCGAGCGTCTCGTATTAGAGAACGGCGGCAACATGCCTCACGAGGCCGTCAATCCAAGAACCTATGAAATATTGCCGCCGGTTTCTGGTCACGGCATGACGGGCGTCCAAAAGAACGAGTTCGGTATGATAACCGACGGTCGCGAAAGTCAGATGGCCAAGATGATCTTTGGCCGTATGCTGGACGAGCGGCGCAAGGACCCAACATACCCCGACCCTAACCGCATACAGCGCATAGCGATTGATTTGTTCAAGCAATACGTGTCGCTGGTTAAGACGCGGATTGATGACCCCATTGCGAAAAAGCATGACTTGCTTGAGCGCGAGGGACGCGGCCTTACGCTCTTCACGGAGAAGATGCACGACGCCCTGCGCAAGTGGGACACGAAGATCAAGCAATACGCGGAGGCTGGTCCTCCCCCAAAGCATGAGAGGCTTGAGCACAGACAAGACGCAACAGACAGCGTTAATCCCGACGAGGAAGAGTTTAATCTCAAGCCTGAACAAATATCCACACTGA